CGGTGTACTGCCCAAAATTTCGGGCGTAATTTTGACTTGATTTTTGAAATGGCATTCAACACAGGCGAAAAATATAGCGTTTTTGGGCATTCATTCCGCTTGTATCGCGTTTTTCAAGCCGAGATGGTAGATTATGCTACTTTGAGCCTAAAATCGCATACAGAGCCTTTTAGAAGCCTTGTATAGCGTTTAATCTGTTATTTTTTAAATATCCACTTATCGACCCAGAAGAATATCAGGCCGCCTATTAAGTTAGCGACTATCGTGGCCCATAGCTCACCAAGTCCGGCGAGCCATATTAGGCAGATTGCCAGTATTGGCGTTGAGAGTTGCCAGCGGAGCAGATAGAGCGCGTATTTTTTCATCGTTTTCATAGTATCAAAAAACCACTCTGGGTGGGGGAAGAGTGGTTTGGGATTCAAGGTAAAGGTCGCAGAGAGGTGCAACGGAATCCCTAATTGCATCCTAGCACCACTCGGCCTGGTTGTCAGAATTGCAAATCTATGCTAGTATGGAAGTAATTCTTGATAGTTCAGAAAGCCTCGCTTAGTCGAGGTTTTTCTATTCCAAACTCCAGTTCAACTAATTGGAGGTAATCTTATGGGAAAAGAATCTGGCGATATTGATTTAAACGATATTGCCGATGAGCTTCTTATAGTCGATAAGCGGACTATCGAGCATCTTTTTGAACTTGAGAACTGCGCGGACTGTGTCGCTCTCTATATGTTTTTCTACAAGACGGCTAAGTGGCAAGGTACGCGGTCGATAAAGGCGAATGACACCTATATCCGTAAGTGTTTGGGGTGGGGTGCTAGAAAAGTGACGGCCACTAAGAAGATTCTCGAATCTGCAGGGCTAATAAAGAAGGTAGCTCGCCGGAAAGATGGCAAGATCGTAGGCCATTTTATTGAGGTAGCATATCTGTTGAACCAGAACACTCGAAATCCACTTGTGGACGAAACCACATGTGGTTTTGGAGAAACAAATGCTTATAGAACAAATATTAAATGCTCTAATAACTCAATTAAGAATATAGAGTCTAAAGACTCTAAGGCCCTAGGCCATGTTGAAGAGCCTGTAAGGACACAAAGGTCTTTGGATATTGACCAAGCTTTTCTTATATGGGAAGAAGTCATGGGCTACCCATTAGCTGCAGCTGGTAAAGAAAGATTCTCTATTAACTCTATCCTTAGCAGGAAAGGAATGAACCTGGACAAGCTTCGTTTAATGGTTCGTTTAGTAGCAGAATCTCAATCAGACCGCTATAAGCGCTTCTCTATCTCTAGTTATACCGACATGCTTCATAAGACGAATGAGCTCATGGCCTGGGCGCGTGAGAAGCATGCTCAAAATCAATCTAATGCCACTACTATGGAGGTTTAAATGGAAAATGGACTTATCTACCGGGATGACGAGATGGTTCCACCATCAAATGCCCTGGTGCCTTATGAAGACAAACAAATCACAGCGCTCGGCAATTTGCATGTTGCGCAGGTTAGCGACACTTTGCACCGAGTGAAGAAGTTCAAGGTCAATCTTATCGGTGGGACTAGCAGGGAAGTGACCTATCCGGAGTATGATCATATCGCCAAGGCTATCACTAGCCCTAATGCCCCGCGCTTTATCAAGTTCAAGAATGGCGATTTTATCGCGGTCAATCAGATTGTCAGCATTAAGGCCGATGAGGTAATCATCGACACAAGAAGGGAGGAGATGTAATGAGAGCTAAGGGGTACTACTATCGCGACAAAGACCAGGCATTCATGGTCGATGATGGGATGCTCAAGCAAATCAACCATTGTGTTGCGCATGGCTTGCCGGTCAGCACTAATGGCCACACGCTCTACCCTATCTTAGAAGCGCCAAGTGAGCAGGAATTGCGCAAAGGCACTCCAAAGGTGCCAGCTTACGTGATCCATGATGGCGGTGTGCCGGTGGTTCGCTGGTATTGGCAGATTCAGGAGCATAAGAAGGCTCATAGTGGCTGTAAACCGCTCGGGGATGGACTTTGTGGCTTCAAGATGGTAAGATACGCGGAATGGAACGAGACAAGCAAGAAATGGGAGCTACTCCCCATGATCAACCACGCTTCTCTCGAACAGGAACGGGTGCTAGATAGCATTTAAGGAGGTGGAAAGGATTAGGTATGAGAGCCGCCTATTTAGAGGTTCTTAGAAACTTAACATTTAAGACTATCAAGCTTGAGACCAGGCTTAGTGATCGACAAGTCGCGCAGCTCCGGTGGTCGCAGATTCATGGAAACGTGATCCGCACAACTCGCCAGCGCGATTGTACGGTCAGCAGGGAAGTCGTAAATGCTTTGGCACTACTTCCCCATAAGGATTCAGGGGTAGATTTTGTCTTTTTTGGCAATTCCCTATCTTATGAGGAACTAGAGAGGCTCGGGGAGCTTCAAGAGCGCCTGGAAAGGCCGAAACGCCGGTTCTTAATCTATAAAACGAAAGAATCGCATAAGCGTGTTGACAAAAGTGCGATGATTTGCTAATATAAGGGCAAGTTAAGCACATTGACAAGCAGAAATACGAACCGCAGGAGGTAGCGGAAGCCGTATTGACACTCAACTTTTTCCTATATATTGGATGTCGCACAATGTATAATGTGATATGTCAAGTATAAAGCCAATGTCGCACAAGTAAGTCAAGTCAACGGAATCGCTACTCCACAAGGGTAGCGATTTTTTCATAGATGGGGTTTGGAACTATCAAGAAGGTGCAGACTCCATTGGTGGACGAATCGCACCGACGCTCAACGATTAAAGAGGTCGGGCATTCACAGCCAATAACGGTTAAAACTAACGCTACAAAGGAGGTAATTGTGGCAGGTACAAAAGCTGGCGGTAAGAAAGCCGCCGCAACAAACAAAGAGAAGTACGGCAGCGAGTTCTACGCGAACATTGGTCGCAAGGGCGGTCAGAATGGCCACACCGGCGGATTCGCAACTAACCCAGAGCTGGCAAGGAGAGCCGGCGCTAAGGGTGGCGCAATTAGCAAGCGTGGTCCGGCGAAATACCCACATCTTAGCAAGACAAGCGCATCGGTTCGCGATGCTGCAGAACGTAGGCGCCTAAAAGCAGAGATTCGCGCTCTTGAGGCAGAGGAGGAATGGTAATGACGAAGAAAGACGAGAAAGAACTCGATAAGACCATTGAGCTACTTGAGAATGACGATCTTGCCGAAGAATACGACCAGGCTTTTCTCGAAATGATTGAAAGGCTCTGCAATATGGATGACAAAGACTATCGCCGATTCACTCGCTACATGCGCTGTGAACGTCGCGCTAGAAAGCACCTTGGGAGTATGAGCTTCAATGCCTAGCAACTACTACGACAGGCCAGAGTGGTCATATAGCCAAATGAAGAAGATTCTTAGCTCTGGCATCGATTACGCGGTGGCGGCGAAGCAAGGCTTATTGCCGGAGCCGAAGAGCAAAGCTATCGACTTAGGGCAGATGATCCACAACACCGTTCTGGGCGGAGATGACAAGTTCATTGAGAGTCCATATAAGGACTACCGCACTAAAGAATCGCAGATATGGCGTGATGGTTGGCGCGACAAGGGCTACATCATCGTTGACCAGGAGATGTCGCAGGCTTGCGCGGCGGCTGTGGAAAACATTCTCAACCATCCGCATGCTAAGACCTATCTTACTGGCCCAGAGATTAAGCACGAGGTCGAGCTTTACGCAAAGACCACCGAGGGTGTCGCGCTTAGAGGCAAGGCTGATGCGATCGTGTTCCATGATGATGGCAAGACTCCGAAGATTATCGTGGACATCAAGACCACCGCTCAATTCGACAAGTTCGAATGGTCTAGTCGTTACAACCACTACGACCTACAAGCTGCGACTTACACGCTACTTAGCAAGACTAACTTTAGCAACTACTACTTTTGCGTAGTGGAGACTATCGCACCTTATCGAGTTCAGTTCATGCATGCAAGCCTGGAGTTCGTGGAGGCTGGGGAGCGCAAGCTTCGCAAGTGTGTGGATGAGATTTTGAAATTTGGCAATAAAGAACCTTCTTTTATGCTCGAAGATATACCCGAGCTGGGGGATCTATCATGGTAGAAATCTGGAAAGACATCGACGGGTTTGAGGGGTTCTACCAAGTCTCAAACTTAGGCAGGGTTAAAAGCTTGGCGAGAGTAGTCAACGATTATAGGGGAACAGGCAAGCATAACAAAGAGCGCATACTCAAGCCGAAGAGGAAGAATGTCGCTAATAGCTATTTAACAGTCTGCTTTTCAAAGTATGGGACGACAACCACTCATCAAATTCATACGCTGGTAGCAAGAGCATTTCTCGGTGATCCAGAGGCAGGGCAAGAAGTGAATCACAAGAATGGCATAAAGGGCGACAACAGGGTAGAAAATCTCGAATGGGTCAGCCGAAGAGAAAACATCATGCACGCTTCTAGGGTGTTGGGGTGCAGGAACGTTCCGGTAAAGTGCGTCGAAACAGGGCAGGTGTTTATATCGCAAGCGGTAGCAGCAGAATGGTGTGGCGGACGAAGTTCGAACATATGTACAGCAGCGAAATATCCAAACAGAACATCAAGTGGGTATCACTGGGAAAGGGCAAAAATATGACTTTAACTAATGCAGACAAGAAGTATATCGACGCAGTTATTTATCGCGCCGGCGCACATTGTCTAGACATGCTCGCAAAGCGTTGCGAGGAGCTCATTAAAGAGACTAATTCAGACGCTTCACGAGAGGTTGTCGAATCTGGTGCAAAGACCGTTTATCGCTTTGAGGCGTATCTGCGCAAACACTTAGAAATTGATATGAAGGAGGGAGAGGAAGTATGGCTAACGAAGTAGCAAAACAGCAGAAGGTCACGATCCAAAGCCTGGTTCACAACGAAGAGTTCGTATCCAAGGCACAGGACATCCTGCAAGACGGTACACCGCAATTTATGGCATCGGTTTTGACCTTAGCTAACTCGAACAAGCTCTTGGGCGAGTGCGACCCTATTAAGCTTTACAACTGCTGTCTTATGGCTGCAGCCTTGAAGTTACCATTCAACCAGAATCTTGGCCAGGCATACATTGTGCCATTTAAGGGCGAGCCACAGCTTCAGATTGGCTGGAAAGGCTTCATTCAGCTCGCGCAGCGCTCTGGCCAGTTTAAGCGCATCAACTGTTCGGATGTTCGCGAGGGGGAGATCGTGAAGCGCGATAGGCTTACCGGTGAGATTGAGTTCGATTGGCTAGATGATGCAGAACGCGAGAAGAAGCCGGTCATTGGCTATGTTGCATACTTTGAGCTTCTCAATGGCTATCAGCAGACGCTTTACATGTCTAAGGCCGAGGTTGAGGCTCATGCGAAGAAATACAGCCAGACCTACAAGCAGGGCTTCGGGGTGTGGAAAGACAACTTCGACGCTATGGCTCGCAAGACACTTATCAAACGCATTTTGAACCAGTTCGCACCGCTTTCGGTCGATATGGCTAAGGCTATGGAGTATGACCAGGCGGACGCCAATGGTCGATACCCAGACAATGCCGATCATGTCGAGATTGTCGACGCGGAAATTGGACCAAGCGAAGAGGAGCGTAAGGGGGAATAAAAACACGTCTTCAGGCGGTCAGACGTTAAAGAGCGAAGCAGCACCTAAAACATCAGCTAGGGCATAGTAATAGAAAGATTTTCCTATTTATATTTCGCATAATCGCAATCAATCAAAATCCTTTCACACTATTTGAAAATACGCTTGTCGATGGTTCTTGTTGTTCTAATGTCCATCTTGTTTAGCCCTAGCATGGAGCGGTAGTTAGCTAATATTGTCTTTTTCATTAAAAACCTACCTTATGAATACATACTGCCGCTCCACCAAGTTCGTGAATATTGAGAGTTATTCAAGAGCTAAAGGAAAGGAGGTCCATGGCAAAGAAAAGCCGAGACGAAGAAGAGGCCATTGTCGCTTTGGTTGTCGGTCTGCTGCTTGCCACCGTATTGATAGCCATGTTCGCTATGAGGATTTAGGAATGTATAGCGACGGATACTGCGACGGAAAGCAGAAGTTCAGAAGCGATGCGAGCGCGAGAAGGAGAGCGCGCTATTTAAAATTAACTGGCAGTAAGGAGGACAGAGGCCAGCACCCATACAAATGCAAGTTATGTGGAGCCTGGCATCTGACATCAGCTAGGAGCAGAGATGGGAAAGATTATCAAAAGAGACGAAACCGACGAAGCCACTATAAAAATTAGATTCAAGGGCATCGAACGTTACCACGAATACGATTCAATCCGGGAGTTCGTCAAGGATTGGCGAGATTATGACGAGTACATTGAAACCGAGGTCTTGCCTTTAGAAGAGAAGAAGAGCGAGGCTCGCCGGCGAATTGACCTATTCCTTAGAAGAATCAAGAATGTGCCAACGCACAACGACAAAGATTATTACAACTGGAAAGCGAGGGGATAGCTATGGATCTTAAAGCGATGCTAGAAGAATGGCACGAAACAAAGGACTTATCATTGGCGAACGATATTTGCCAGGAACTTTACGACGAAATGGAGGACTTCGAGGATGAGCCTGAATTGGATTGATTTGCATTACGATGGTGTCATCTACTCGAAGAAGAATTCCAAGCAGATTATTCAGGTGCATGGAAAGCCGATTCTTATCTCGAATAAGAACGCAAAAAAGAATGAGCAGGAGATGTCCACCGAGTTCGCGTTGCAGGTCATGAAGGCTAAGTGGAAGCCACATGGCAGGTACTCAGTAAGTATGTACTTTACCAGGAAAGATAATGTCCGGCGCGATCTGGACAACATGGCCACTAGCGTGCTGGATGCGCTGGTTCTTGGCCAGGCGCTACCGGATGACGATATTAACAACATTAGAGAATTGCACATCTACGACATGGGAGTAAGCAAGGATAATGTCGGGGTGAGCATTCATTTAGATGGAGACGAAGAATGAACAAATGGGAACGATGCAACGGCGAAATGCACAATATTGAGCCGACGTTAGTGAATAGAACAACTGCAGAGATGATCGACAATTATCAGATGCAAATCTACGAACTTATGAAGCAAACACATCCAAATATGGTTGGCTATGTCGCAGGCTGTCATGAGGTGAAGGACGATGATGGTAACGTGGTCGATGTGCATACTACGTTCTATATGACAAGGCCAGAAGAGGAGGACGAGCAATGAAGAAGAACGATATTTACAAGGTCGCTATCACTATTCTGGCTATCGTAGCCACTTTGGTAGTTATCTTAGTGACGGCAAGCATCTTTACCCCGCGCCAGCGCTCTAGCAAGGCAGAATATGCGCTCGAATGTGGGCCGCAATATATGAAGTTGCCGAAAGAGGGTTGCGAGATTAAGGAGCAGAAATGAAACTACGCAATAAAAAGACAGGGTTAGATGGCGAATTGTATTATGAACCAGACAAAGAATATCATTTTACGGTCGCAACCGAAGACCCAGCCGATATGGCAATATATAGAACTCTCGCCGAACTCAACGCAGACTGGGAGGACTACAAGCCAGCCGAGCCACTTATCAAGGACGAGAAAATTCGCAAAGCAGTTAGAGCGTGGGCAGAGGCAGATGATTTGGACAATTTCAGAGTTCAAAATCAACACTTCAATGCGTGCAAAATCGTCGGATATACGGCAGGCATAATCAAAGCATCGTTTATAGGCTTTCAAACTACGATTGCTCATGCGGACAATAAGAAGTTATACACCATCGCCGAACTCTGCGGAGAGGAGGAAGAATGAACGAGAAAATTCCAGCGTATATTTTAGAGCGCTCTGAAGAGGCAAGCAAATACGAAAAGCCATACAGTTTTGATTGCCAAATCCTTGACTACATTAGATGGCAGGATAAGACGATTGAAGATATGCGGAACAAAATTAATAAATTAGAAACTGAACTGGACGAGGCAAAAGGAGAAATCACTAACTTGCGGTTGTCTATCCACAAATCGTTATAGGAGGAAGAATGAGCAAAAACTACACGATAGAAGATTGGGCAAAAGATTTAGTAAAAAATGACCGCCGCAAAGAACGAGCAAAACACCGAGGCAGTAGAGTGTGCTGGTATATTAGCCTTTGTTGGCAGGCTCTAGGAATCGCTGGAATGATAATGCATATCGACGGTGCAAACGCTTGCGAGATAATTGGCGTGCTATGGATGATAGTTGCGCTGCTAGTAAGGAGAGAAGAGTGAAGGTAGAGATTTTCTTTGTGCATACGAAAGAGCCAGTCGATGGTGTATTTCATTATGCTCATTATTTCAACTGCAATGAGGATGAAGCAAAGCGTGAGTTTATGGAGTTAGAGCCTGGCATTGCTGAAGATAATATAGAAGTAGAAAAAGTTTTGGTTCTAAAACCTAGCATCGCTATTGTAGCAATTGAAGAGGAGGAAGAATGAGGATTACTCAAGACGACATTGAAGATATCATCATAAACGAGCTGGGCAGAATTGTGATTATTATCAAGGAAGATTACGCTAATGGCGGAGAAAGAGCAAGGCTATGTAGAAGGATAATGGAAAATAGAACGAACAAAAAAAATACAGAGGAAATACTCGTAGAAGCAAAAGAACTTATTGGAGAGGAGGAAGAATGAGCGAGTATGAGGTCGGCGAGATTCCGCCAGAACAATTGAAGAAGCAGAAGAAACGCTATGGGCTAGAAGATTTTGTCAAGGGCCGAGTGGACGACGAAACTCTGGACAGAATCGCTCATAAGGCAGACGAACTCCAAAGAAAGAATCTCAGCAAGGAAGATAAAGCTATCGCCGATAAAGCCGCAAAGCTAATCGCTAGAGATTATGGCGAAGTATTAAGGAGATTGGAGGACGAATGAGCACGTCGTATCGCATACAAGTGAACACTCAATTCATCGATAAGAGTACAGGGGATGTGATTCGAGCTGGCTCGCTATTCAAGACGAACGATTTTGACAGAGCCAAAGACATCATGCGTAGAGGGATTGGGAAGTTCGCAGGAATTGAGCACTCGAAGCGGAAAGGCAATCGGATTCTTATTCACCAGAAGCTCTGCTATAAGATTGGCGGCATTGAAACAGGCAATCTCGCTATTGCCGAAGCGTTCAAGGATAGGAACATTGTTTTCGTTTTTGGCGACGCAGACTACACCCAGGCCATGGAGCTTGGGCGATACCACGATGTGATTATTGACGATGGCCACTCAACTTATGATTGCGATGTGGCCATTTTCACTAATTACGATTCAGCGCCGGCGATCATGAAGCGCATCAGGGCTCGCAAGGTTTATCAGCAGATTCATGCCGATTTTGAGAACCTGCGCAAGGTGCCTATTTGGAGCAATTTTACATGGACACCAGACCCACGAATAGACAAGGTTTTAAGTGTGTCTGTGACCGCACAGAAGGCTCTAGAACGCGTTTTTCAGCAAGAGTCGGTAGTTGTACCGAATATCTTGCCAGAACGCAAGGAAGAGCCGTTCAAGTTTCTCGTGCTTAGTAGAGCAACTCCAGAGAAAGGCATTGACGATATAGTGAAGCTTCTGAAGCGCTTTGATGAGGCTAAGAAAGACTATGTTCTATTCCTATGCTCAACTATCGAGCAGGCAAGCGATAGCGACCAGATTTACCTTAGAGAGAATCCTAGAGTCTTGGCTGTTCAACCTAGCCCTTACACGAAAGCACTCATCAGCTCGGCAGATATGGGTATTCAGCTCAGCAAAAACGAAAGCTATTGCTACTCGGTTCGCGAAATGCTGCAAGCTGGCACTCCATGCTTAGTGAGCGATATTCCGGAGCTAAGAAAGCTCATCAAGGATGGCCAGAATGGTTTTGTTTATAAGGAAGGAATGGACATCGAGCCTATATTCGACAAAACTCTCAAGGCTCGCATGGAGGCCTATGATGAGAAGATAAGCCCTTTGTGGGAGAAGGTTTTAGATGGAGAGCTATAGATTCACAATCATTATTCCGAATTATAACAATGCCGAGTGGCTGGATAAGATGTTTGGGAGCATCGCAGTTCAGACTTACAAGAATTACGAAGTCACTTTTGTGGATGATTGCTCGACAGATGACAGCGTAGAGATTGCGGAGAAATGGGCTGCGGAATTAAGCGAGAGTGTTTGGCTGGTCAAGAATAAGGCAAAGCGATGGAATGGAGGCTCAAGGAATGCTGCGATGAGGTTTAGCACAGGGGAATACACGCTTTTCATGGATAGCGACGATTGGTTCATGGATAACGATTGTCTGGCGGCTATTGCAGAGGCGCTGGAGGCAAACAACTCCCCAGACTTGCTTCGCCTTAGCTACTGCTCGCTCATCGGCGAAGAGTATGGCCATGCTGACTTAGGTAGCCAGAATACCATCGCAAGCATCGTGCATGATCCGAATGTTGCTTGCTGGACTAAATGCGTAAAGACCGAGAAGCTGGTCAAATTCCCGGAGGACACTCTTATGGAGGATGTGACGCAGCATATCGCTCAGCTGGACAACGTCGAAACGGTCGCAGCAATAAGTAAGCCGATTATCGTGTGGAATCGCAACAACTCGAACAGCTGCAGCAGAGATGAGAATTTGCAGGGGGGCAAGTGGAAGTCTAGCCTATACCGGTATTATGCAGACTTGCTTGAGCTCGAAGTGAAGAATCCAGAATGCCAGGCAGAGCTAGAGCATCGCAGGGCAGTGGCGCTCGATAACATTAGGAATGACCGCTTCGTGCAGTAAATCTGACAAGCAGGACTAATCGTGGTATTTGGGAGTTATGAAGACAACCACACTCACATTCATCAAAACAGTTGAGGGGGCGGAGTTTGACCCATTTGGCAATCCGGTCAAATCAACTGAAGAGATTGCGGTTGATGGTTGCCTTATAGCTCCCATTACAGAGCCAACCAGCCAACGTGAAGAACAGGCGATGGAGCAAGGCAAGATTCAAGTCCGCATTCATTTACCAAAGACATTTACCGGCGATGTATCTGATTCTAATGTTGAATGGGATGGCAAAACATTCCACCTGGATTCAGATTCGGTCGCATTTATGAACGAGAATTGCCCAACGAAGTGGAATCGCTACTTCAGGGCGGAGGCTTACTATGAGTAGAAGAGAGAACCTGGAAGCTATGGTCATTGCCTGGCTTCGCGACCTGGTGCCTGGCTATCCGGCATCATCTGACACACCAAAGACATTGCCTAAGCAGTTTATCTTAGTGGAGAGAACTGGTGGCGCAAGGGAAGCTATGCTCGGCGATAATGCCGAGATTCTTATTGAGGTTTACGATAAGGATTCTGGCTACGATTGTGCGGAGATCGCGAACTTTATTGCCGACAAGTTAGTTGATCTTACGGTTGAGTATGAGAACATCACTCGCGCGGCGGTTAATTCGGTTATTCGCCTAGACGACACGAACAAGCAGTATCATCGCTACCAGGTGTATTGCGACGTATTTCATAGCAGGGTGGGTATAGACTCAACTCCAGGCCAATAGGGGCCTTAGAAGCGGAATCAGGGGCTTGTAGCGCATGTCTGACAAGCCCTTTTTGCTGTGCTATTTATGAGGCAACAGAATTAACGCAACTGGAGAAATAGCGGATATGACCCAATACTACAAAAAGAACGAAGAAGGCGAGTTCGTAGAAGCAGACCTTAGCCAAGAAGACATCAACCAAGCCGTAAAGGATCGTGTTGATAGAATCAACCGCAAGTACAGCGACTACGACGATCTCAAGAAACAGATTGAGGACTTCTCAGCGAAACAGCAAGAGACAGAGAATCGCATCAACGAGCTTCTGACAGATAAAGCTAATCTGGAAGATGACTTGAAGGCTTCAAAGCTAGAAGTCGAGAAGGTGCGCATCATCAACGAGTTCAAAATCGGAGATGACCTAGCCGAATTCGTCACCGGTGACACAGCAGAGGAAATGCGTGGACGAGCTGAAAAGTTGGCCCACAACACCATCGCTAAAACCACCGAAATCAATAAGAGCGACAAGCCTGAGCCGCAAAAGTCTAGCATGCAAGAGCTTGCCGACAATGTATTTAGGTCGAACCAACAAAACTAATCCAAAGGAATAATCACAATGGCAAATCCACTCAAAACTGATGCCTTGAACCTTGCGGACCACACCGCTTCGGGAATTTGGCAGAAGAACATTAAGTCTGGCATCCTATCTCAGCTTTGCCCAGATGATCCAGAAATTCGTGTCGGTACTTCAACCGATTACTTCACGTTCACTTCAACTCCAAAAGCAGAGCTCGTCGGTGAAGGTGAAAACAAGAGTTCCGAGGATGGAACTCCAACGAAGGTTACTTCCAAGACTTACAAGCTTCAGCTTACCTATCGCTTTAGTGATGAGGTTCGCTATGCTGATGCAGAAGAGAGACTCCGCTTGATTCAGGCCCTCGCTGGTCGTATCGCTAAGGGCACTTCTCGCGGTATGGACTTGGTCGCTATCCATGGCATCAATCCTAAGACCGGTGCATCTGCACAGACCGTAAGCGAGTACCTTACTCGCAGTGGCAATGGCGTAAATATCGTCACAGCTGACGCTACTGACGTCTACAAAGATCTTGAAGGCGCTGCTGCTAAATTGCAGGGTGCTGGTTACTCCGCAACTGGTATTGCACTTGACCCAGTTTACGCAGGTGTTTTGGCACGCGCTCGCAAATCCAATGGCGACAAATACTTCCCAGGCATGGGCTTAGGCTTCAATGTCACCGAGCTTGAAGGTATCCGCGCTGCTGTAAGCAACACCGTATCTGGCTCTCAGGAGCTTCCAGGCGCTATCGCTACCGGTGTTGGCGCTATCATGGCAGACTGGGATGCGTTCAAATGGGGTATCGCAGCAAATGTACCACTTGAGTTCATCGAATTCGGTGATCCAGATGGTGCAGGCGACCTTAAGCGCAACAACCAGATTGCTATCCGCGCCGAGGTCATCTTTGGCTTTGGTATCCTTGATCCAAAGGCATTCACGATCATCAAACAGGCTCAGGTTTCTGCCTAATATCAGAACCACTCAAAGCCACTCCATTCGGGGTGGCTTTTTGTCTGACAATAAAACTCGAATGTAGTATTTAGGAGATAATATGGCAACCGATGTTCAGAGAAGTTATATCAAAGATTTATCAGTCCAGAAGCTCAAAGAGTTCAAGGAGTTTAAGGAAATGATTTATGCTGCCGGCATTGTCGATAGAGATTCCAAGATTGTCGGGGAAGCCCAGAGCATCGACGCTATTCTTGATGCTACTACCGATTACCAGGCAAGCCAGATGATTGATGCTCTAATTACTCGCAAGGCTCCGGTTCGCTCTCGTACTTACTCGCAGAAGCGTGCAGAGCGCACTATCGAGCTACTTGAGAAGATAAAGCAGACCGCTCGCGGATGGAGGTTCAAATGAATTACGAGGAGTTAGGCCTTACTATCAAGGACGACCTTAAGGAAGCCATTGGGCTTATTAACAACCCAGAGATTGACCCAGATGTTCGTCAGATGAATCTCGAAGTGCTTTTCAGAGAGACTGGCGGTCAGGTTTATCGCGTTGTCTATGCGATGAATGCTTGGGATATGGACATCGACTTTACCGAGGGCGAGGGCATCAATGACTTCTATTATGGCTTAGCTAAGAATGTATCGGATTCGATTAGCACCGGTGGCCGAAGTAACGTCGATGCGCAGGTCGACGAGTGGCTCTCTAATCAGATTCTCAAGGCGATGTGGGATGCATTTACTACCGCCAAGGAGCATGGCAAGTACCCGACTGTTACTCGCAATGAGCCATCAGATTGTTGCGACTTTTGTGCGCAGTTCAGAAACATGACCTTTGTAGACCCTAGCCCAGAGGTATTTAGACGCCACGATAGATGCAAGGGCACCATTACCACGAGTGGTTATAAGACCAGGAACGGCCTTTATGTAGGCGCTCGCAAAGCATGGGTTTACATGGGCAATTAAACAAGGAGGAATTATGGCAAAGAAATCCAAGAAGGTATCAACTACCAAGTCAGAGCCGAAAGAGGCCTTACAAGCGGAATCAAGCGTGTTAGAGAGCAATCCTGATGCAGAGGTTGTTAAAGTTGAGAATTATGAACGTGTGATGGTCCGCGCTATCATTCCGTTCTATGACCTAGAGGCGAATATAAGCCGGGGTGCCGGAGCCGAATGGGAAGTCAGCGTAGATCGTGCGGAACTGCTCAAGAAGCTCGGTATCGCAATAGTGTTATAATCAAATCAAAAGAAAGCTACGATACAGCTCGGTCAAGTCTGGTAAAGAGGGAAATAGTAAAATGCCAGACAATGAAATAATCTTAGAGCTAACAGGTATCGCGCAGAAGCTGTTGCTCAAATTACAGACTCTTGCATGGCCAGCAGGGGAGAAATACTGCTACTTCAATGCTAACCAGAATGTAGTCGACCTGGGCATCTCTATGCCTAAGAACTTCCGAGGCTTGAAGCCTGGTGTGGGCTGGGCTTCTCGCGCGGTCAACACACTTTCGGATCGTATCAACTTTGACGGCTTTGCGAATGACAAGGTCGGTATCAATGACTTGCTCGATGATACTGGCGCGTTTACTGTATTCGGCAAGGCTAAATCAGACGCGCTCATCGCAGGGTGCGCCTTTATTGCTGTTTTGCCAACGGAAGATTCGGTAAAGCTTTTGCCATTTACTGCGGTTGAAGCAACCGGCACTATCGACCAGCGCACAGGCCTGCTCGACAACGGCCTTGCGGTTCTTAGGTGGTACCAATATGATCCTACCAACGCTGACGCTCGCGGATGGAGCAAGGTTGGCCTAGTGCCACAGGATTATGCAGTATTCACGAAGGACTACACCGCTTACTTTATCAACCAACAGCTCGCATGGATTACCGTTAACCCAACCAAGAGGCCATTGCTCCATGTGATTACTCATCGCCAGAGTGCAGACCGTCCATTCGGTAAATCTCGCATCAGCAATACTGTTCGCCGGATTATCGATGAGGTTGGGCGCTTGAAGGTTCGTTATGAGATTGCTGCAGAGTTCTACTCAACACCACAGCGCTATGTTAATGGCCTTGCAGATGGTTCGGTAGACAATGCCACACTCGAAGCAGCTCTCGGCAAGATATGGACTATCACGAAAGACGAGGATGGCGAGAAGCCAGAGATTGGCCAGCTCGCACAGATGAGCATCAACCAGTTCAGCGACCAGAAGAAAGACCTTGCTCGCGACTTCTGCGCAGAAACAGCACTCACGCTTCGCAACTTAGGCTATGAAACTGCAAACCCTACATCCGCAGAAAGCTTGTCTGCGATGTCTGATGACTTATTGCTCGAAGCTCAAGCTTGCCAGACAGAGTTCGGTAGAGAGTTCAGAGAGATTGCTATCTCGGCTCGTATGGCTATCGATAAGACCGACATTATCCCAAGTGGCCTTAGAGCTATTGAGGCAGCGTGGAAGCCAGTATTCCAGATTGATGTTGCTTCGGCTGGCGATGCTGCTTACAAGCTTATCCAGGCTATGCCAGAGCTTGCTGGCACTACCACGCTTTATCGCATGCTTGGTATGAACGTTAGAGAGGCCGAAGAGCTTGCAGAGAAATCTCGCAACGCTCGGCCAAATGACTTTATGCAGATTGGGAGGGGCGAGTAATGAGTGAAGCGGTTATCATAGCACTTATCTCTGCAGGGTTCCCAGTAATTGCTACTACGATTACGGCACTACTCCAACGCAGGTCATCTGAAAAGCATGCAGCCAAGCAGTCTATCATGCAGATGATTCTAGAAGACCATGTCGCAGTATCAGAGGGGCATTTGCCAACCAACTATCAGAATATCTTGCATGAGTACGACATCTATCACAAGAATGGTGGCAATTCATACGTCACAGAGAAAGTCGAGAACTACAAGACCTGGTTCTTGAAAGTTCAAGGAGGGAAGAAATAATGGAAGACGAACCAAGAGTTTACGCAACGGTCGAAGACCTTGAGGCTTACTGGAAACCGCTTGAGGAGTCAGAGGAAGCACGCGCCGAGCAGATGATGAGCATTGCGAGCTCAAGGCTAAGGCTCTACGCAACGAATGCAGGCTTCAATCTCGACGAGAAGATTGCCGAGAACACAGATTATGCAGAGGCGGTCAAATGGGTAGTCATGGAGGCCACCAAGCGCGCTCTATCTACTCCAATCGACACTCCACCGGTAGATAGCTATTCTCAGGCTGCCGGACCTTACAGCGAGAATTACAAATTCACGAACCCATCTGGAGACCTATGGTTTAAGAAGGCCGAGCTTAAGACGCTCGGTATCTCTGGTGTTCAGAGGGCAACATCTATAAGCCCAGTTACAAGGAGGAATATTTATGGCGAATAAAGTTTTCAACATGGCAGGTGGTCTACATTCTGCCGCCGCCTACTCAGCATTCGAGGATGCGCTCTATGGATCGTGTGTAGCGAATGATTCTAGCCTAGCTGTTAGCGCTGGCACCGGCATGAACGTTACGGTCGCTATCGGCAATGGTCTTATCTCTACCGGAACAGGATTCGCTCGCCGTATCGCAACTGATGCCACGAACACCGTTAGCCTTACCGCAGCTTCTACCGCTAACCCACGCATTGATGCAGTGGTTGCTTACATTGACAACGCAGTGACTCCAACGACATCTGTTGTCGATAACACCAATGGTGTCTTGAAGTTCAAATCTGTCGCAGGTAGCCCAGCAGCAACCCCATCCGCACCAACCGCTCAGGCGATTCAGTCATCTGTCGGCGCTGGTAACCCTTACATGGTGCTTGCTTATGTCGCAGTGGCGAAGAATGCAACCGCAG